AACTTAATGGTTAATCCTTTTTGTCAAGGTATTATAAAAGAGACGTTTGAGACACCTCTTTCTTATTTGTGGCTTATTTAAATGTAATTAAATAATAACTCTCAAATGCTAAATGAAATTCGTTGAGTATAATCAAGAAAACGAGACGTAACACTTTTCCATTCCAGACGTAACACTTTTCCAAGATTTTTTCCATTCCAGACGTAACACTTTTAAATTATATTACAACCAAAGTGCACACGTAAGAGTTTAACCACGTGTGCAAATATACGGCATTTAAAAGGCTGTTAAAAAGCTCTTAAATTATTATTAAACATCTGACCTTAGTTTTGTCTCCCTATTTTTCAATCATTAATAAATCCGGTCTATATATATCCTTTACATCCGTTGACGGTTCAAACGTCGACAACTCCCTATCCTGTGGCACTTTCTTAATGACACCATTGCTAATATCATCAAGCGCCTGCCTCATGAGCTGGACGCCGAGCGGCTCTAATTCCCAAAACCAAAGCTCACGAGCCCCTTCTTTCGGGTTGAGCCAATATTTCGGCTTTATAAAAACATGCCCCTGATACGCAATATCACCACGATCAATACCGGCATTCAGCCAATAGATCGTTCCACCGGTAACTGATTCACGCATCCGGATAGCCCACTCGATTGCCGACCTGCCACGGTGCAATGGTAACAAACTCGGATGATAACCTATCCACCCATATTTTGCCTTATAGCGTGTCTTTTTGACTACATAGTCAAACGAATGAGCCGCAATACCCAAATCGACACCTTCCGGAAAGTTATCACCGTTCAACGTTCCGGCAGGTATAATTGGCAATTCATTAATAGCCGCCAATCTGCCGATATACTTATCATCAAGCGGGCAACTAACGCCCATTACTTCAACCCGCGGATGTGCCAAACATAGTGCCAACACATCCTCGCCGAACTTCTTTTGCCCGGCTATAAATACTCGTAATTTATTTTTTATCTTCATAATTCTCACCTAAATATTTAAATGCCTGTATTGCTCTAAAATGGCCGCCATAACCGCTTCCTCTCATCATTCCTTTACCCGTTCGTTTGATGCTTTCCATACTGCGCTTTTTATTGGTGCCATAAAGCTGTGCGTTGGTCTGCACCCAAAGTGGAGAGTTGCGTAAGTAATGAGCAAGTTGCGGATGGCTTGTATGAAAAAAAGTATGATATTTCTTTCCCCTTCTTCCCTGACCGTCCAAGTGATACTGCATCACCGCATTGAGAAACTGTGTCCCGACTCCTGCGCCTTGCCACTCCGGCATAACAACCAGCCGACTCGCCCTATATGCCTTTGCAGTAAATAACGGCATAACGGCCACGTGGGCAACCAACTCGCCGTTTACAGTGCCAACAAAGTATTCGGCTGCCGGCGGATGTGGCAAGTCTAAATAGTAATGCTCTTTAAAAAATTTCCAGTAACTTCCGTTAACCTTCCAAATATCGAGCTTGATAGCGGGGCGTTGGAACTTTTTTTTTTGAAGGATGATGTCCGTGTATCATAAATCCAGTCCGGTTGCAACCACTCTATAATATCATAGTGTGGAGATAATAGAACTACCTTATTGTTTCCGGAACGCCTCCAAGACTTCTGGAACGCCAAAGCCCCAATTTTGGCAATCTGTCGATCTACCACACTCGTAAATTCATCAATAACCACTTCCTTGGGCGGTTCTACCAATAGCCGGGCCAAACCCGCCCGGAACTGCTGTCCGTTACTCAATGCTTTGAATGGTCTAAGCCAAGCCGGAACATCTCCAAGTCCAACAGAAGCCAAAGCCCCGGTAACCCGGTTAAAATCACCTTCTGGTGCAATAGCATCAACAATAGGCTTATCATCCGGCCAACCCTCATATAGATTTACAATCTTATCTCTACCAAAAAACAGTTTTCCGATACTACTTTTTCCGGATCCACTTGGCCCAACGATTAACCCGATTTGCCACTCCATATCCTCAATAGGAATATGAGCCGTATGCTCCCAGTTCGCCCCTGTTTCGGCATTAAACAAACTCTTTACCCTGTTAGCACGATAACTGTCAAAATCCGCCGTGCTATGTTTAACTTCTATTTTCATACATTTACAATTTTTAGCTTTAAACCTTCCTTTTTTAGTTTTTCAAATACTTTCTTTTGCTGCTCTTCTGATTCACAAATCACAATGACTCCCCATTGTGGTTTGTATTGATATTTTTTCTTTGCCATATCTTTATTTTGTTTTAATTTTGCTTTATCTCACACAAAAACAGGCTACCGCCCCAAACCGAAGACTTTGTCCTCGGCACCTGGGGAGGTAGCCTGTTTCTTGTTTTTGTGTGAGAGCTTAAATAAGAAGGTGTCGGGGGCTTTTTTATCTTCTATATAAACTAATTAATAGTTGCCAACCAAGAAATTGTAAACTCGTTTTGATAATTTTTAGTAGAAATGACCAGAACTATAAAATAATCGTCAAACTTTCTTGTTACTGCCATTATCGGAATATCGTTTGTCTCACCCCCCTCATCAAATAGCCAACTAATTTGAACTGTATAATTTGCATTCGGAATTGATACCGGGAGATCTATTTGATAATAGTGCCTTCCCTGTACCAAATTTTCAATGTTTTTTTCTCCTCTATAAAAAAAATTGTTAATAACTTTTGGTATTTTTTCATTTAACTTCTTTGGCGTAAGCGCCTTTAAATCATCCGTTCCGGCATCAACTTCCGCCTGCGTGGCAATTTCCATAATGCCTGCTGCGTTTTCCGTAGCCTGCCGGGTTAAATCATGCAACTTTTTGACATTATCTATCCGAATCATAGACGAATGCGGAAACTCCGCTACACCTTCACCCGGCTGTCCGCATTTGGCATATCTATTTATATAGGTTGGATAGGTAGGCAATGTGCCGGTTCCGGATGCACTTGTGTTATATTCTTGTTCTGTTACCTCTTCAATAATAACCACAGTGTCCGTTTTTTGACCGCCCTTAAAAAAGAATAACTCTCCCGCATAACTAATAAAACCGTCAGATACATTACTCCCGGCAATATCCACACCGGTAATGATAACAGGATCATCAGGGTGAACCAATTTACCCAATACTTCTGCTATCATCTCATAGGCAGAGGCAACCCACTTCCAACTTTCTGTGCTACCATAGTATCCGGTAGCGGCAATATTCATTTTTTTCATATTATTCGTATTTTAATATGTATTTTTTACTGTATAATTTATAATAGTCAACCAGCAGCTTTACTGCCGTTTCAAACTTTTCAACCGCTTCCGTAGTGCCGGGTTTCAACCGAAGCGGAATTACAACTTCAAAATCGGAATTATAATTGTCGAAATCTGCTTGGTCTCTAAACCAGACCGGTAAGCTGTCTTGTCTGTCATAATACCATACTGGTTTTTCATCTTGCTTGTCGTAATGCCAAACAGGCTCAATTAATTCAGAGTTAACTATCCTGATCCCTCGTAAGGATTTATCAAACTTATCATTCAAAACTTTTTCCAGATAAACCACTTGACTGTTGTGGCTCATTTGATATAACTTTTCCTTTCTAAATTGCAGATATAAATTATATAATGCCACTACCGGCGATATCAGACTACCAAGCCAATGCACGCGTGTTTGCTTGCGTAAAAATGTGGCAAGATTGCCTTGTATCACCTTTATAAAATCGACATTAAATATCTGTATATTCATCACTCTTCTAACTTGATATAATTTATAGTTGTATTTGTTTCGTCGAGCTCATACCAACCGGCATCAGGAACAGCAAACTCTTTATGAATTCCGTCTGCAATATCATATACAGCCTCCCAACTTCCGGTTGCCGTTTTAACCATAACTTTCTTTAATACCGGATAGGCGATACCTTCTACTTGCTGAATGGCATCCACTAACTTTGTCAATATAAGTTGCGTATCAAAATCCATTGTTTTTAGATAGTCTTTAATTGCCGGTATAACCGTTCCTTCTCCGGTGGCTATATAGTTACCTTCGGCATCTATTAATTGCGGATCATAATACACATCCGCTTCTATCTTGATGCTATCCGCCGGGTAACTGCGAACGTTGATAAACGTGCCGGCGTCTGTTACCCTGTCCATATAAGAGATAAAAGCATAACGCTCGGTGGCAGACAAAGGAACCAAATTTCCGTTATCGTCTTTGGCCACTTTAATCAGCAAAGTGCCACGCCCGGATAATATCAATTTACGAACGCTGGCATATTTCACTATTTTGGCATTATCGTCAATGGTGTCGTAATAATCTTTATCCTGAGGTAAATTGTATCCTTTTTGAAACGCCAATGCCTTTTCTCTATACCAACCGCGGGTATGCGGTCGAGTAGCTGCGATACGTTCTTCCACTTCTTGCCGAAACATATCAAACAATTTTTCCAAAAACCAAATAACAACAGCCACTACCCAAACCGTTCGCCGCCATTCCGCAACTTTGGAAGTGCTATTGGGCGGTAAGTTTGATTGCTCATCCGGAGTTAAAACTTCCAAAGCCGACAACTCACTGCTTTGGCTCATCATCGATAATATTTGCTCTTGTATTTGGTTGATAGTTCTGCTCATTTTAGTATCTTTTTAAGTCGATATAGAAAACATCATTGTTATTCATCCACCAGTGCATATCCGGATATAACACCCGCAGTTCGTTACCGTATCGGGTAAAGTTTTGTCGCCTTCCTTGAACTTTTACCTCCCGGACATTACCGGCAAAAGGAGTTACTACTCGAAGTAATTTGTTATCCCAGTCATACCGAACGGCAACTTGCGGATGCACCGGTTGATCCGTGTCTATATCCCAACTTTGTGACCATTTGCCATTGTTTACCTTTACGATATTGTCTTGACTATCATAGATAGCCTCTACCAGCTTGCAACAGCCACAGCGTTTGTAACGCTTCGCTAATTTTCTTAACCATTTATATTTCATAGCACATAATTTTACTTTTTAAAAAAAGCCGGATATGTCCGTAAGCAGCGTCCCGCAAACATCAACCATATCCGGCTGGGCTATTCCCTATCGTCATAGGGCGTCACGGCCAAAATTGACGGCATCATAAACCCCAAAGAATGAAGCTTGTATTGTGTCCAAAAATTGAAAACATTAATTGCCACCAATCAAACTCTCCTATAACTTAATATTACATTATTTCTGGCGCTAGGCATTGCGTATTGTGCCGTAAGCCTTATCTTGCCAATATGCCCGGTTTCTTTTTGAATGCCATTTATTGAGTATCTAATACGGAAGGCTATATCTGTATAGGCATATTTTTGGTTTGAGCATACATGACAGCCGGGTACAACTATATTTTTTCCTGAAAAATCAAAATGATGTTCATTTTTCAGGTCAAGCATCATTGTTTGTGACGTTATTGGTATTTCAAAAACTCTGTCATTCCATTGATGCTTCTTTGGGTGCGTATAGCCGCTTCTTCTCAACGAATTAGTATCTGAATTACTTACTTTTCTTCGCCTCCTGTCAATAAGTAATACAGGGTTGTCAACTTTTTCAAGAAATTCCGGATCAGATAGCTGAACTCTCAGCAGATATTTGTATATATCCTCACCGTTGGGATGCGGATTAGTGTGAAGAGAATCAACTAATACTTTTGTAATTGTTCCGTCATAATCTTTTAATCCCCAGCTGAATAATAATCTCATATCATCAAAATTTTGTTGTTCAAATGTAAATAGCGATAAATCATAGTTCCCGGATACGGGATGTATGTCGTTTCTTTTGTAATAATCCACAATATCCGGTTGCAATAAGCCTTTGTCCACTCCCGGTACTACCAATCTTTGCCCGGCAACCAAATTGGCCGTAACAGATATATCATTCGCCTGTGCCAGCTCAAATACAGCTTCTATCGTGCCGTATTCCTGCACGCTGATGTCAAAAAGTGACTGGTTATTTAAGACTGTTATTTCTTTCATTTACTTTCCAATTCTCTTTCAAGTTCCCGTATACGTGCTTGCATGTTTTTGAATCGCTTATCGAAACTCTTTTGCATTTTGGCAATTCTATCTTCATACACATCCACCATCGACTTGTATTTTTGCTCTAACTGATTACACTTTGCCTTATATTCATTTTCAAGCTCTTCTGTCTTTTTTTGATAATCCATTTTGATCTCTGCAATGGTTATATCATACCTTGACTTTAAATCGTCCAAGGCCTCTTGATATAAATCCATCAGCTTTTTTTCCTTGTCAACACTGGCCGTCTCGTTTGAAATTTTAAGCGCCTTATTCTCTTCAAGCAGTCTGTCCAGTTTTGCCCGGTTACTTTTGCGCTCAAACAAATACATAATGATACCACCACTGCCGAATAAAAGAGTGAGTATTTGCCCACCGTATGTCATTATTAAGTCTCTCATCTTATTATATTTTATGCTTGTATAATTCCCGTTCCGGTACCGGTACCAGTTTGTGCCGTTGCTGTGCCGGTTGTCGTAACATTTACATTTACCTGTGTTTGTCTCCCCACCACAAAATCAAATATTGCTTGTGCCATATCATCAGCCATTTGCCGGCGCGCCTGTTCCGGATCAACATTGGGATCATTAGATATTTGATCCATTGCTTGTTTTAATTTTTGCGCCAATTGTTGTTTTGTATCTGCCATTTTAAATTATTTTAAAACACTATTTAAACGTTGTTTAATTTGATTCATCGCCCCTACATTAATCGTATTGCCTTGCACTACTACAATCTTATTCAGCTCGTCAATCATATCGCTTAATATGAGCGATAAATTTTCATTGCCTTTTTCTATCTTATAGCCGTTGGTATCTATCTCAAAACCGGTATCTTGTATTTTTCCGGTTATTTTTTCCACTTCCGAAACCGAAACTACAAACAGGCTGTCGTCTGTGTTGCCTATTTGCGCTACCAATACGCTACTGCCGGTTTTGGGTATCACTAAAACCGCATTTTCGTTGCCGTCAATGCTCGCTTTTAACCGGACATCCTTGTAAGGAAACCCGCTCTTATCTTCTATTTCAATCGTCCCGGACGCTTCATCAACCGATTTCACTTCTCCCGGGAATATCACCGCATCTTTTTTGACTAATACGGACAAGCTTTTTTGTAATTCTTGGTCTAATCCCATAGCTATAATTTTATACCGAGATACACCTTTCTTCTCGCTCCGTTGGCGCCGAATGTCGTTTCAACTTTATCTATAAAATAAGTTCCGGCACGCTTCGGGTATCGCTCATCGGCAAGGGCAACTTGCATTCCCCTGTCGGCAAATGGCACCAAAAAACCGGTTAAACTGCCTCTATAACCGTCATATTTCATATCGGCAAGCTCACTTTTACCTATCTGCTCCAATGTTTTTTTGTCCGATACATTATATTTATATATGGTTCGTTGCTCGCCCTCGCTGTCGCCCACCATTACCTCTATTTTGGTATTGTCTTTTAACACACCGATCACTTTCACATAGAGCTTTACGTCACTGGCTTTTTTGTATTGCAAATCGGCTTTTATCACGTTTTTGTTCAAATCATACTTAACTTCGCCCGACGATTTTCCGGTGTATTTAAGTCCGGCAAACAACTTTCCTTCGTCATCGATATATATGGACAACCCATAGTTTTCTTTTATCTTTTGCAGAGCTTTGGCACCGTTTACATCTTTTAAAATGAAATTGTCAAAATTCACTTCCGGTATATCCCCCGATAGTTCCACTCCGGTTCCACCGGTTATCTCGGACAATACGCTTTTCAAATCCGTTTTGCCGAAGTTCTTGCGGATATTCTTTTTACGCAACAGATATACGGCATCTTCACACACAATCGTAACGGTCGGGCGATTGGGCTTTACTTCTTTTACATAGCCCTTAAATTCGGTATGCTCAAACACTCCTTTATATTTCAATGTAACGCTCACCGCATCACCGGCACTGATAGCCTCGCTTAAATCTATTTTTTTTGTCCGGTTACCTTGCAACTCAAAAGCAGTGATAGGCAGCTTTATTTCTGCTGTATCAGACAACAACTCAACCGAACGAACAACCTTTATATTGTTTACGCGGTTAAACCGGTATTTTCCTATTGATATGTCAGCCTCTAATACAAACATTTTACTTTTTTAATATGGCATAAAAATCTTCATCACTTACGGCATTGATATAATATGTCTGCGCATACGGACTTCCGGCCATTTTACCAAATCCGTAACCGGTTACAACTATCTTATGAATATTAAATATCGCTGCCAGCTCATTTTCTATTTCAATAGCTTCGTCCATTTCCAAAACTTCCATAAGCTGTTCAACCGCTTCTTGCGGATAACTTTTTTTACCTAAGATGATGCCTTCTATTTTTATCCGGTAATCTTTTGAGCTGATCAACTCTTTCACACTGCCTTTTTTAGCATCACCGGTCAAAACGGTTTCCACTATGCGCTTTTGCCGGTTGATAGTGATCAGCGGTTCATTGGGTAGCCGGTAACCGCCGATAACCACTTGCATAAAAAAAGGACGGCCAAGCAAATCGACACCCGATTTACCTACCAGTGGAGACACATCTTTCGGCATACCTTGCGATAATTCTATGTCATAAATATCAGCCATTACTCAATTGCATTTGATTAGCACTGTTTAAAATACGTAGTAAAATTGCTTTTAATTTATCTTCTATTTCGTCAATACCTTCGTTTAAAGTCGATGTGGTTAAGATCAATTGCTCAATCATTTTATCAAAATGAATATTGATATTCGTTTGTTTTTTACCGCCACCCGAAATACTATTGATACCTTTTTGTATTTGTGTATCCGTTTGGTTACCGTCTTGCAATCCGGCTACACCTTCACCGGTATCTATTACGCCCGGTGTATTTGACTTTTTACCGGGTTTATAACTCATTATTCCCGCGAGTTTTTTACCGGGTTTAAAATCTTTATACCTGATTTCGTTCACGCCTTTTTGATAGGCAGCCGCAGACTTGCGACCTATTTCTTTCATGCCGGCTACGGCTTGTTTTGCCGTGCCTGCACCTATCAAATCTTTGGTAGCCTGTTTTCCGGTTTGCCAAGCTTTTTTCCACTCGCCCTTAAAGAAATACATCAATGTTTTGCCAATACCGGCAATACCTTTAATCAACTCTTTTATCCGGTTAATTACCAAGTCTTTAAGTAGTGTTCCAAATTCTTTTAAGGCGGTCCAACCGGCTTGCATACCCCCTCTAAACCAGTCCACCTTTTTATAGGCCCAAACCATCGCAGCGCCAAGTGCCAAAATAGCTGATGCGATAGCAATTGCCGGGTTTAAATTCATTATGAAATTAAGCACTTTCATCGCGCCTGAAAAAATACCGGTTGCTATGGCAACCGCTTTTGTAGCAATACTATATCCTATGCCGGCGGTAGTGCCTAAAATATACTTATAACTCAAAAGGGTAACAGCACCGGCAAGCAAGCCGATAGATACTGCATTCTCATCGATAAATTGCTTAAATTCTTGTAGTTTTTGTGGTAAAACTTGAAGCAAATTAACAAACTTCAATCCCCAGTCCACCAATTTTCCGGCAACCGGCAAAAGCCTTTCACCTATCTTTATAGCAATGGTCTGTAATTTACCTTTCAGAGTAGATAAACGCCCGGAAAAGGTTTTGCTTTGTGCGTCCATTAAATTATAGAACTGTGCGCCTTTCCCTGTCATATTTTGAAAAGCCTGCTCAATATAAGGGAATGTTATTTTACCCTGCGAAGCTAATTTTTTCACTTCACTGCTTTGCACACCCATCACCTTGGCCAGTTCGTCAAAAATGGGAATACCGCGTCCGGCAAGCTGGTTTAAATCTTCGCTGTAAACCGTATTTTGCACCTTTATTTTGCCGTAAATTTGCGATAACTCATTAAAAGGAATTTTAAGCCCGGAAGCTACATCTCCAATGCTTTTTAAGGTGGGCTCCAATTTTTCGGCTGTGATACCAAAGGATAATAAACTACGCCCGGACTTTATCACTTCGGCGTTGGAATAAGGCGTTTTATTGGCAAACTTGTTGAGCTTACCCAAAACCACATCGGCTTTTTCGGCACTTCCGAGCATCGTCGTAAAGCTTACTCTGGTTTGTTCCATTTCCGCTCCCAAGTTGATCACTCCTTTAATACCGCTCCAAGCGGCAAGTGCCGCACCAATACCACCGGCAATACCAATCATACCGCCCATTTTGCCGGACAGCATACTCAAACGCTGCCTAAAAGACAAAGGTGGTAAATTCTCTAATTTTCGCAGTTGGCGTTCCGTTTTTCTGATATATCCGTTAAAACGCCTGATTTCACGAACACTAAAAGAAGCATCTCGCTTTTGGCGAAACTTCTCTAACCGCACACGCAAATCGTTGATACTCTTGCCGGTTTTTTGATTATTGTTTTTGAAATCGGCATAATTTTTGTTAATTTTGCTAAATGAACGCTGGGCACTTTGAGCCATTTTCATAAAAGCGCTACTCATATAGTCCTTTGCAAAAAACGAATATGTATAACTTGCTGCCATGTTAGAACTTGCTTTTTTTCTGTTGTTTATTTTTGTTGCCTACTACATTTACAGGGCTTTTAAACTATTTGTTTGGGCAAACCCGAAAACAAAAATTAAAACCACTACATCTTATAATATTCCCGGGGTATTATCGCTTTACGGAGCTTTATTCTTTTTACTGGCCGGTCATTATCTTGCCGGTGGTCTCTTTGCTATTCTTTTTGTCATTATCAGTATGATAAGTGTCGAGTTCCGTTAAGTTTTAGCCTCTTTTTTTCGTATATCCAAAAGTTGCGCATAGGTTTCAGCCCATTGTCTGTCCGACAGCCTGTCCGGGTCAATATGCAAGTGATACCGCATCATTGTATTGATATAGCCAATCCAGTTATCCTGCAAACGCCCCCGGGCAGACGCTACAACTTTTTTAGCTTCACATCGGCTATTTCAATGATGTCGTCCAACTGCTTGCTAATTCCTAAAAAATAGGCATCGTCTTCCCTTAACGCTTCATCACCGCCCAACCAACAGTTATCCAAAATCACTTCGGTATAACCAAGCGGATTGGTTTGTGCCTCTGCCATAGCAAAAGACAAAGTTTGCCGGTCAGGGTGTTTGATATATGCTTTCTTATCTCCGGCGGATAGTTCATAAATATCGCCGTATTGCTTTTTCCATTCTTGTATTTGTTTGGCTGTAATCTTTGGCATTTTTTCTGTATTTGAAAGGTTTTTAAAAGTTTGTTAAGCGCGTTTTAATCCTAAAAACTTGATAGGTGCTGATATTTCCATAAAAGGATCACCCTGTTTGATTTCCATAGTGTCTTCCAAAAATTCGGCACCTTGTAAAATAAAAGTTTCTATTTTGTTAGATTTTTTTCGCACAAATGAAACCGTTATATCAAAAGGATCCAAATCGGTTAAGTCTTCATCCGGCAACAAGGTAGCTCTCAATTGAGATGCCACACTTTGCGTAAAGGTTAATTCACCTTCATAAGACTTGTTTTTGCTCTGTAAGGCATGCGGATTTTCGCCACGGGCATACAGTTCTTCTTTTTCCTTTTTTACGGTAAATTTAACGCCTCTTATGCGTTTTATAACGCCCAAATTCGACGTGGCTATTTGCACGTCAGACCATTTAAACTCGGGGCTTCTGCTATCAAAAGTCATATCTGTAATTTTTTTAATTTAAACTCGTTGAAAATCCCAACTCAATGGTGATATATCTGCCATAACCTACCGGCAATACCGATAAGCTGATGTTTACATTGTCCGTTCCCAATATGTCTTGGTTAGGGTCTATATCGGCATGCACGCCCGAAATTTCACCAGTTGCTACCATTTGTTGGGTTAAGGCGTTTTCAATCTTTGCCTCCCAACTTTTGATAAGTGCCGGGGCAATTTTGCCTTGTGCATCTACAGGTATTTCGTCCAATATTTCTTCTACAAAAGTCAAATAGGCCAAACGGCGGGCTTTGTAAATGGCGCGCACACGTGGAATATCCGACAAATCATTTGCCATTGATTGAGCCGTAGGAGCATCCGAAAAGAAATATCCGGCTTTACCTTGAAAACTACGCAAAAAGATATAGCCCTTATCATGCAAGGTATCCCATTGGGACTGTTTGTCTTCCACCTTGCCTTGGTCTGTAAAGTAACCGGCAAGCACCGGAAGGGCACCGGATTTTACGCGTCCCGGATTTCGTTGCACCGGATCAATGGCAAGCCGCCCGAGTAATAAGCCGATAGCAGCATTTTTTTCGCCATTTGCATTACTGATCAATACCGATACAAATTCTTTGCTTTCGGTATGTAAATCGGTTAAATCGGCCACATTGCCGTTAAAACTTTTGCCGTCTATAATCAAACTGAAATCTTGATAAAAAACGCCAAAGTGTTCTGCCAACTGCTGTCCATTAATGCGTGCTTGTGCCACATCTTCGTCTAAACCGCCAGATATGGTTTCACTGCCGGTTGCCTCTTTACTGACACCCAAAAGGCGAATACGTCCGCCTGCATCAGTGATCAGTTTTTGAGCATATGGATTGTTTACGTCCAACATGCCGGACATTAAAACGCTGTCGTCCACTAACATCAGCCATAGTTCGGCTCCGTTACCGGCAACATCGTAAAAATCTTTTATGTGTTTATAAGCATAAGCATTGATACCCGTTGGGGTTATGCCTGCATTATAAGCTTCTTTTAGCCCATAAAACACTTTGCTTTCACCGGTTTGTATTTTTCCGGTTACCGAAGCTCCGGTTAAAACCATACCGGCAACACCGTCTATGGTGGCAACTGTTTTGCCGAGATTTTCGTCATTTACATTGATGACTACTTTGGGTAATCCACTCATTTTTTAATTATTTTTTTTGGTTAAATTGTTGACCACAATCAAAAATCCTAATCCTGCAAACACATAGACAATATATACGGGCTTAAATGTTGCCCCTTTGGATTTATAGTCCGTTTCTTTTTTATTGTCTTTTATTTTTGTATCAGCAGTTTTATTTTCTTTTCGCTGATACAGATTGATTTTAAATTGTGGCTTCTGCTTACATACGGTTTGCTTTGTAATGCCTTTTTTGGTCTTTATTATCAAGTCAAGGTTGGGACTGTGCCGCCGGTAAACAGAATCTTTATCCGGCACAATTTGCCGGTTGTTAAATGTTACACTGTCCGGCTCAATCCGCTCAATCCGCACACCTTTTTCAATCACCTGTTCGGTGCTGTGTATTTTTGTGCGTGTGCGCTGTTTTTCGCTGTGCTTGGTAGTGGTCTTAAACAAACCACATCCGGAAAGCGTGAGCAACAACAATGTTATTAATAACTTTCTCATAAACGTTTATAAGCTAATAACCGGCTTTTGGGATATGCCGATATTTTTACTTGATTATTTTGGTTACCGCCCAGTATGTAAATATGCATGGGCGTTTGTCTGATAAAAAAACCTACATGTCCTTTCCAACTCTGCGGGCTTTCGCGCCACAATACAACTACATCGCCCACTTCGGGCTGAAATACCTGCGTGCCTACATTGAGCCAACTGCGTGCCGTAAGCTTGCCGCTATACGGTTTCCCGGCTTGTTTGGCAACCCAATTGACAAAAGCACTGCACCAGCTGGTCTCATCGTGCAGTTTGGCACCGTCAAATCCCAATTCATTGAAGTATTTTAATACTTCCGGATTATCACGATGCCCAGCTACCTCTTTGATCCCGTATTGCGACAGTGCTATGTCAATAACTCGCTTCATTATTATATACTTTTAGCAACAACTTCACCGGCAGCCTCTTCAACCAGTTTAATCACTCCTTTACCGTCTTTACGAGCTACGGTTCCGCCGGCTCTTACAAGTGCAGACATTTTACTGCCGTATAACTCGGCATCATCAACGTTTAAAAACACTTTGACCTTACCTTCTGCTCTACGGACAAAACTCTCGTGCCAGAATATAGCACCGTTGTTATCCGTATCGGCGGTAGTAGTGGAATCATAACCACGCAAAGTGCCTCCGGCGGTATAAACCGTCACCTTACTGCGCACAAAGAAGTGAAAGCCCATAAATGATCCGACAGAACCATTTACCAAAGGTTTTACTTTATTAAAATCAGAGTTTTTTACCTCCGGAATCATCAACAAGTCTTCCATCATTTCGGGCGTGATGAGTGCATAACGACCGGCAAGCGGAATGTCTTGTTTGTTCATCTCGGTGGCAATCTTTTGCAAGTCTGCCAATACCAATCGTTTGCGTTCTCCGGTTCCTGCGGTAGTAGGTCTGGTTTTTCTACCCGATGTTCTAAACATAACCGACTGTGTATTACTACTCCAATCAATAGCCAAGCCACGGGCTACTTCCGTTATCAACTGCAATTTGTGTTCCTCCAATATAGAAGCCCGCTTGTTGTAGTTGACCAATAGTTCTTCACTGTATTGCAACCAAGTAGGATCGGTTGAATATTCGTGTAAGGCGTATTCGCTCGCCGTATCCTGACGTTTGGTGGCAGTGCCCTTATCGGTTCTGTCACGCTTCACGGTAGGCACTGTGCCAACGTGTGGCAACTGCACCTTGTTAAAGTTTACAAAGACGCTATCGTCCTTACTTCTTTTGTAAAACTGATTGTCAGGAAAAATGTTTTTCTGCAAATCTTTGCTAAATGCTATTTTTAGTAATTCTGCCATTTTGTATAATTTTTTTAATGGTTAGTGTTTTTCGTAATACTCGTTAAAGAGTTTTTCAAAAGCTTCCGGATCATTTTGTTTCAATTCGAGTAAATAATCCGGGTCGTTTAATTCATACCAATGGTAATCCTTATCGGCCTCTTTACCTTTTGATTGTCCACTGCCTATTTGCTTAATAAATGTTTCGGCCGCGTTGTCTTTTTTTACTCCGTCAATCAGTTCGGTAATAACTTGTTTGGCATTGTCATGGTCTGCATCAAAGAGCTTTTGGTAAGCCTTAATTTGGCTGTCGTTTAAGAGTTGTAACTCTTTCGCCTTGTTAAGCAATGTTTTTGCTTCTTGTTGACGGGCCTCTTTTTGGGCTTTTTCAATATCGGCAAGCTTTTGTTCTGCCGATGTTTGTGCCTGTTTCATTTGTGTGATTGCATTGAGCACATCAGCCTCAGTTGCCTTTGCATCCAGGCCAAGTGCTATTGCAATGTTTTTAAAATCTGCCATATTATGATCGTTTAAGTTTAATTTTTCAATATCGAAATCCGCCCCGTTATCGCCATACAAGCGGATAGCGTTATCATTACCGCCTATATCAACAATAGAAGCTTCACGTAATTTGCTTTTGGTTACCGTAGCCCGTGTCTGTCCGGGCAATAAAAATTCTTTTTCGGTAGAAGTTTCTTTGGGCTTGATACCCACTGATGCCATTTTAATAAAGCCGTTTTTAACCTTATCGGCGATCTTTTTGGCAAACTCATCATTTTCATCAAACACGGCATCGGCAAGCAGTTTGCCGTTTTCTTTGCGGATGTTTTCCCAACGCCCGATCACTTCGCTGCCGTTGGCTCTCGGCCACATACCCCGCTCGTGCATATATAACATTACCGGGTTCTTTTTGAACTGCTCAATGTCTATACCGTCGGTAAGGATGCGAAAACCGTATTCGTTTAAGTTTTCGTCTGATAAAATGAATGTATCTGCCATAATTAGGACGTTTTTCGTTCGGAAATTTTTTACAAAATTGCTTCCGTTTATACCGGCTTGCAAATTTCAAATCTATCATACTTATTTTTTAGCAGCATCATACACATAATATTATAGTATCATTGATAAATATTTTTTATACAACTGTAAATCCCTGCAATTTTGCACTATAAACAATAGTAACAATGAACGACTATCTGCTAACCGGTGATATGGACTTAAAAATTGAAAACGGCGATTTTGCTGTGGGCGATCCTACATTGCAAAATCAACAAATCATTTTAAAGGCTCAAAAAGGCGAAATAAAAGAATATCCGGAACTGGGTGTCGGGGTCGATAACGAAGTCTTTGCCGAAAACCATAATAAATTGCTGATTGAAATCAAACGCAATTTTAAATACGATGGTATGAAAGTGAAACAACTCGGCTATCTCGATAACGGTAAATTGTTTGTCAATGCCGTTTATCCTGATGAACCGTTGAATCGATGAATTGATGAATTGATGAACACCGGTCATCCGGCATCCGGCATCAAACATCCGGCATATAGTTATAAGACCGTTTAATTAGTGTTTAATCGTGTTTAATTTGAAAGATATTTAATTTTTAATGCCAATGAGTAATACAAAAAAGAAAACGTCGGAAATCAAAAAAAAAGGACGTATGCCAAAAGCCGTTGCCGAAAAAAAGCAGGCGGAAGGTAAAAGAATGTTTGTAAACGGATTTACCCTGTCCGAAATAGCCGATATACTCGGAGTGTATATCGACACGGTTAAAAGTTGGCACGTCAAATACGAATGGGAAAAAGCCCGGAACATTCAAAGCATCAGCATCAACGCTATTAAAGAAGAAATCTTAAAATCATTTGCGGCACTCAAACGCGGTGAAGAGCCTTTATTGTCGCCAGACAAAATATCCAAACTGGTGGCGGCACTCGAAAAGCTGTCGGACAAAAAAAAGAATTTGGCTTATATGTATGAAAATTACGAACTGCTGACAGACGAGTTGATAAAGGTAGTGCTCAAATTCAAAACCAAAAAAGACAAAGAAGCCGGATTGAAAATGGTAAACCAAGTGCGTAAAGTAATGGACGATATTATCAACCGCACTTACAAAGAAGCGATGAATGAATAAAACGGAGCTCAAATATCAACACGAGCGCTGGCTCGAACGGGGCAAAGAACTGCGGGCGGCAACCTTTGAAAGCTTAATCAAAGAAACACCCGAAGAACAGGAAAGACGGATTAAATGGCTGTTAAAACCCGAAAATTACACCAAATTCTTTGACTATTATTTCGGTGCCGGAACGCCCATACCTTTGGCGGACGCTCCCTGTGCCAGGTTTCATCAGGAAAGCTACGAGCGGGTGTTCAAAAATCCGCATATCGTCCAACTGCGACAATGGTTCCGGGGCGCTGCCAAATCCATTCATACCAACGTAGGCAACGTTACACACCTCAAACAAAACAACGAATTGAGCTTTGCCGTCATCGTAGGGCAAACCGAAGACCACGCCCAACTGTTACTGTCCGACTTGCAATTACACTTCAAATTCAACGAAAGGTATATCAAAGACTTTGGCGACCAGCATACTTACGGTTCGTGGGCTGACGGCGAATTTGAAACCCGTGACGGCACTTTCTTTAAGGCGTTGGGTATTGACCAGCCTTTTAGGGGACTGCGGCGCGGTGCCAACCGCGTGGACTTTTGCAGTGTGGACGATGTAGAAGACCGCAAGATTGCCAAAAACAAACAGCGTATCAAAGAACGGGGCGAAAAAATAACCGGTGATATTGTCAAAGGTTTTTCATTGCACCGGGGGCGCTTGATTATCCCGAATAACTATATCATAAAGGACGGACTGCTGGACTATGTAAAAAAAGAGATGAAGGATAACCCGAACCTCGAAGTGCATACCGTCAACCTGTCCGATGACAAAGGCAATCCCTCGTGGCCGGAACGCTATACCAAGCAAATGGTAAAAACAATCAATGCGTCCACCGACTATTATACCTCGCAACGCGAAGACTATAACAACCCTATTGAAAAAGGCAAACGATTTAAAGAAGAATGGATCCGTTTTAGAGAAATACCCAAAGACGTGGTGTGGGAAGCGCTGGTGTCTTATTGGGATTTGTCCTATAAAGCTACCGGCGATTTTAAGGCAAACGCCATACTGGGGGTGTATCGCGGGCGTATCTATGTAATAGATGTGTTTGTCCGTCAATGTGATATATCGGAGGCTATCCGCTGGCATTTTCAACGGATGAAAGAACTGGCGGCAAAAGGATTAAAACCGGTATGCTATTACGATGCAACGGCGGCACAAAAAGAAGTCTATCAACCGATATGGATACAAGAAGCCGCTAAAAGCCGGTTTTACGAAATACCGATGCCCGATTTAAGCCAACGCGTTGATAAACACCTGCGGATTGACGCAACGCTGACAAACGTATTGTTTAACGGCACACTGGTATTTAACAAAGAACTGGAAGGAACCGATGATATGGAAGCCGCCAAAAGACAACTGCTGTCTTTTGAAAAAGGCACCAAAGAACCGGACGACTTCCCGGACGCACTCGAAAGCGGGGTGCGCAAAATACAAACCTTTGCCCTTGACTTTGGATCCGGAAACCAAACCCAACCGCTGATAGTCAAACGAAAACGCGGCGGGTTTTAATTCTAAAATCTAATTTCTAAAATCTAACTTTACAATGAATGTAAGAAAAGAAATTTACAAAACCTTATCACCTGTTATCAACGGCATCACCGCTATTGAGTGGGTGGACTTATGGAAGGCACAGATGAACCGCCCGAAAGAACATTATCCCTTTGGGTTTCCGGCTGTGTTTATCGGCATCAATAACATATCCTACCAAGATATGACATTGGGCACCAAAGAAGGCAGGGCACAGATTGACCTGTATGTGTTTTTTGACAAATACGGCGACACCTTTGCCGGTGCCGATGACCAAGACAATTCCCTGCTGATACTCGACACACTTGACGAAATTGTTCAGACGGTGGAAGATACGGAAGGGGGTTTGTTTACCGGACTGAAATTGTCCGGCGATGAAGATGTAAGCACGCGGTATAACCGTCCGGCATATATCCTCAAATTTGAATGTTTGATATATAATCCCGTAAAAGCTGACGAATATGTTTCTTGAACAAACAGAACTCAAAACCGTAGGCGTGCCCGAAGTTATTGAAAAAGTCATCAATAACGACAGCGATATTGTTACACAAATCATTGCCGAAAGCATCGACATAATGAAAGGCTATTTATCGCCACACTTTGACGTGGAAGCCATTTTTAACGCTACCGGCAACGATAGAAGCCTTGTTGTGCTGAAATACCTTAAAGATATAGTGATATACGAAATCTATATCCGCAAAACGCACGACATCAACGAAGTAGCCGAAAAACGCTATAACGAAGCAATGCTATGGCTCGAAAAAGTAGCCAAAGGCATCATACAACCGGCTGGCTTACCGCTCCCGGAAAGCGACACCGACAGCACCGGTGACGGATTTATCAAATTTGGCAGCCAAACCAAATACAGCAGTAATTTTTAAGCTATGAACAAAAACTTTGAAATGGACTTGGCTGAAATGGCCATTGACTTGGAACGATTTTTCAAAACCGATATGCTCGATATTATCGGGGTGGAAGCCGTTAACCATTTTGAAGAGAGCTTTGAAAACGAAGGTTTTACCGATGTAGCCCTGAAAAAATGGGAACCTCGCAAAGCAACCGACCGCCGGGGCAGAGACATAACCCGGTATAGAACCGCCCGCATTGGCAAACCCGGACAACTCAACGCCTACGGCAGACGCATACAAGGGCGCGCAATACTAACCGGACATAACAGCGGTGGCGATAAACTGCGTAACAGTTTGCGATACACCACCGGTAACAGCAAAGTGGATATAGTTACCGATAAAGATTATGCCAAAACCCACAACGAAGGTGAAGGTAATATGCCTAAAAGACAATTTATGGGACACAGTGCCCAACTCGACCGTAAAATATTAAAAAAAATTGATAAACAACTTAAAAAAATATTAAAGCAATGAGCCAAGTAAAAATATACAACGCTAACGGAAAACTGATCAGTAGTGCCAAAAACGAATTGCAATTGGGCCAAAAGGCACAAAGCATTGTGCTTGATTTGGTAAAAACCGCCCATTCGGTATTTCGCAAGGAACTCGACCACTGGAAAATGGCACGCGCCGAATTTCTTAACGGCGACCACCCAAAAACTTGGCTGCTGCAAGAAGTCTATAACGATGCCGCCATCGACAGCCACCTGACCGCCGTTATGGAAAACCGGATATTGCGAATAGTAAACAAACGCTTTGTCCTTACCGATAAAAAAGGGATTCAAATATCCGAAAAATCAGCCTTGTTTGAAAAAAAATGGTTTGGCGATTTGCTCCGATACGCTATGGAAAGTATCTTTTTCGGATATTCGTTGATGTTTGTCGAAAAAGACAAAGCAACCGGTGAAATAACCGGCATTCGCAATATTGACCGCCGACACGTGATCCCGCAAAACAATATAGTAGTAAAAGAAGTAACCGACGACAAAGGTTTGGATTACAGCTTATTTCCCAACGATTTGATATTTATTAAGATGTATAACGGCTTGGGATTGCTCGAAAAAGCCACGCCGCTAACCATACTCAAACGCCACTCGTGGGCAAGCTGGGATGAGTTTGAACAAATATTCGGTATGCCTATCCGTATTGCCAAAATAGGCAGTATGAGCGATGCCGTAAAAACAGAAGTGGCTCACTGGCTCGAAAATATGGGAACAGCCGCCTACGGCGTATTTCCCGCCTTTGCAGAAATAGACATCAAAGAAGCCAACAACCGCGATGCCTTTAACGTGTTTATGAAAAAGATTGAAAAGGTGGACGAGCAAATAAGCGTGTTGGTAAACGGGCAAACAATGACTACTCTCGACGGAAGCAGTTACAGTCAGGCAAACGTGCATCAAAAAACCCAAGACGAAATTACCCGTGCCGATATCAAAACCATTCTGCACTTTCTCAACGACCGGCTCAAACCCACCTTACAAGCCTTGGGCTATCCAGTGGGTAAAGACGAAATGTTTGCCATAGAACAAACAACCGACCCGGGCGAAAAAATAAAAACAGATGCCATACTACTGCAAAACGGCTACCGGTTGACCAAAGAATATATCGAAAAAACCTACGGCGTGGAACTGGACGACACACCCACCGCCGAAAAAAAAAAGTAGCTACCCGCCCGCTACTTGATTTATATTACCGTTCGCAATGCGGTTGCGGTGTGGATCACACGATACAACTCGCCGATGACGACACACCGCTTCCGGACAGAACCTATATTGACGAGCTTTTAAACAGTGTTTATAAGGGCGATAAAGTAGATTTAAAAGCCGTTTACAAGTATGTTTACGACCAACTCTCGCAAAACATCTATAAAGGATTTGGCAGCGATTTTACCCGTCTCGGCTACAATACACCCGATTGGGAAAAATTGAGCAACCTGCAATACAATGCCGGTGTGTTTGCCGCTTTTAAGAATCACTCGCAACTGCGCGAGATGACACGCCTGCTGATTGCCGATGACGGCACCCGCCGGAGCTGGAAAGACTTTAAAGAAAAAGCCCTGATGCTCGACAATACTTATAATGTGCGTTGGCTCCGGGCAGAATACAACCACGCCCACTCCGTAGCCCGCTCCGCCCGCGAATGGGTAGAAGCCGAAAAAACCGCCCACCTGTATCCCAACCTGCAATATGTAGCCGTAAACGACAGCCGGACACGCACACAGCACCGGCGCTGGCACGGTATTATTTTGCCTGTCAATCACAGTTTTTGGGATACACACTTCCCGCCCAACGACTGGGGGTGCCGGTGCAAAACCAGACGAACAGATAAACCGGTGGATACCAAAGGAGTGAACGTAAACGATCCGGTAAAAAACAAAGACGGTTTTAATATCAACTTTGGCAAACAAGGAAAAGTATTTGCCGATGACCACCCGTATTATCAAATTAATGGTTATGAAAAAGTATTTAAAGAAGCTAATAAACAACTGAACAATTACTTAAAAAAAGAAATATTAAAGAAATATACTGATGTAATCTTGCATAGAAAAGAAATAGGAAATGTGCTAATAAATAAAAAAGGAATTGAAAAAATAATAAATAAAAATTATAACAACAGCCGTGTGCTACACTATGTTCTAAATTTTGAACAAATACTCAAAGAAATGGCGCTTGACGGCATTAAGTATCCACCTAATACAATAAAAAAAAGAATGTCAAAAAAGAACATTTTACATTACTTGAAAGGAACATTTAAAGGGTATGATAAAAATTATATTGTTTGGCTTGAAAGAGATAACGCATTAGAAAAAGCAGAATATAAACTATATTTGATAAAAGAAGAAAACAGATAGCCAAGAGCTGTGGGATTGACCTGCATAGGTTCAACTACCCACCAATGACCATCTGTTTATAGCAAAGATACAAAAAATTTCTATATAAAATAAGACCGGAAAGAGTTCGCAGGATATAACCACCGAAGTAGAGATAGTCCGCCCTTTGACCGGTCTTGTGTAACAAATATAATAAAAGCAACCTTAATGGGTGAGCGTAAAGACATAAAAGTCTTTTCTCACCGGGGGTTGCTTTACAATGCAAAGATACAAAAAAATCAGTTCCAAATAATGCCTTCAATGGTTCGCAGAGACAAGTAATATTTTTCTGCCAGTAGTTTACGAATTTCAATATCGCGCCAACGCGGATATTTTTTTTGTAAGCTGATATACTCGCGCCGAATGTCTTGGTTGCGTTTTTGTATTAAGGTTTTATCTCGTGCCATAGAGCAAAATTACGGGCGTTGTTTTATAAATGCAAATGTTTGTGTAAAAAAAATGTCCGCCAACTACGTTGGGGACTCAAAGCGTTTACCGCATATTTGGCATACCGGAACCGCATACGGATTGGCAAAGGCATCGTCTTCAACGGCTGATTTGCCGTTTTTGTATTTATGTGGGCAAAGCTTTTGTATATCATTTATGATAGCGTCCACCTGATTTAATTCGTCCTGTATCAGTCGGCGTTTGCGCTGCCAAAATACGATGCTGTTTTTGAGTTCTTTTTGGGTCATAATTGTAGTAATATAATTAGATATGCTATAATTACGCAGCAGAACCCTGTTATATCGTTCCATACATTTTTAAACTTCCCAAAAAATAGAAACAAAAGTCCTATTATAAATAATGCTATTGATAATCCAATTTCATTCATAATTATAAAATTTATAATTAATTACTCATTTTCCCATCGCTTTTGGTTTAGATAGGTTTCAGGATATGCTTTGGCAATACCTTTGTTTTGCCATAAGTAGTTATCATACACTTTTATATATGCCATTGCTTTGGCTTTGTCGGCTAATGATAATTGCTTCCATAGGCGTTCTGCACGGGCTTTTTTGCCCATCTTGTTAGCATAAGTATCCCAAAACTTTGGAAAAGACAGATCCGGTGTAACCGGTTTCACTTCAAACACCTTTTTGTTTTGCTTAAAAAAATCAATTCCGGAGATATGGAACGGAAAATTATCTTTTAAAATAGACTGTGCCTGTTTCCGTGGCTCTGCCTCTGACTGATAGTGGTAACTCTCAATAAATCCGTTATTGAAATACCGGAAAAAGAAGGCTACCGGTTTGTCTTTTACTTGTATTATATATGCTTTTTTCATCTTATAAAAGTTTATCTAATTGGTTAAAAACAGATCTGACATATAGGCTGATATGCTCCGGCGTTTCTACCTCAAACAGTACATTGTACAGGGTGTATGCCTCCGGATAGTTCAGCTTTAACTTAAACTCTTTCTTTTTGAGCGGATTGAGTTGTTTGTCCACCAAACTTTTGGCGAGCTTTTCGGTAAGTTTCAACGCCGTTTGATACGCCAATGTTCTTTCTTTTGATATTTGAGACTTGCCGTTTACCATAATATCATCACGGCTCATTAGCCAATAGCGCATAGTGGTTACAGCAGCTTCGAGCTGTGGCAGTGTGAGTTTTATAGGTATTTTTATCAGTATCATTTTATTTGACTATTACACGCTCCAAAGCGTATATGGTTTTTTTAAGTTCTTCGGGAGTTTGGTCTTTGAGCAGTTTTTTTGCCGGTGTCCGCGTGGCGATGAAACGCCCTAAACGGTTTAAATCGGCTACTTCGCCAAATTTGGGGTGGGTTGTTGTCCATCCGAGCTGATGTGCCAAGCTCAATATATAGCGGTGGGCTTGGTTGTCTTTGTCAAACAGGGCATACTTATAGTAGCTCTGTTTGTTTTGGGTTTGTGTTTTTGTGGCATTCATATTATTGTTCTTTTATAGGGTTCGGATATGAATTTTCGACCGGCTTACGCGAGCGATGAACAGGGGGGACCCGGTAACCGAGTATAGGGTTTATCTTATGGTTCCACCAGTCAGCCGGAATGCCGGTTTGTTTTCGTTTGTTGTATTTGCGTTTTTTCTTTTTCATTAGATCCCGTGCCGGGTTGCGAATCCGGATGACAGACGCACTCACGGGATTGGTTTACACCCTACTTAAATTGTTTGCGACCTTCGTCTAATCTTTTGGTGTATTTTTGCAAGGCGTTTATCTCTTCATCGGTGTAGGGTGCCGCCTGCTTTACCCACTCACCGGTGCCGGTTCTTATCACATACTTGCCGTTTACCTTTACGGCGTTGATATTCTTAATTACGATGTCTATATCGGGGGCTCTTTTACTCATAATATAGCTTTTAAAGGGTTAATAATAGGTGTTTAAAGTGCCGAAAACTGAATAACAATATCTTTCCATTTGCCGTTTTCGTCCTTTTCATACGCACGAACATATTGTGCAATGCCTACTACTACTTGGCTGTTTTCTAACAGCTCAAAGTTTTTGGTAAGTTCCGGATCATTAATTTCTCGGACTTCTTTCCGGATTTTTGCCAACAAACGCGGGTCGTAGTCACCCTCTTTGTTTTTGCTCATTATAGTATCGAGTATGCTATAAACCAATTTGCTGCGTTCGGCAAATTTTTTGCGAAAAAACTCTTTGATGCCTTCAATGGCCACATAGGCTTCTTCTGTAAATGCCATTTTTTCGGGACGGTCTATTACTATTTTTTTTGTTTTATCCTCATTTTGTAGGCTGAACGATTTGCGATTTTTTGGCATTTCTTTTTCGTGTAATTCAAACAAACGTTTATACATTTCACTTGCCTTGTCAAGAGTGCTATATTTTAAATGTTTTAACTCTTTATGCACTTCTTTAAACGAGTTTACCGTAACTTCGACAAAGTCGTTTTTTTCTTGCTCAAAAGCTTTGATTTTGCGTTTTTGCAGTAGCTTTTGCTCTTTTTGTTTTTCTTCAAGCAAGGCTTGAAGTTCTTCGACTGATAGTTCTTTCGGGTCTTTTACTTGATTACTCATTTTTAGTATTTTTTTGTTGGTTAATCTTTTGTTTTTGGGCTTGGTAATTGTGCCAGTCTATAATGTTGATATACGCCGTTGATTGTTGGCGACAGAGTTCATACGCATAGGTAATGGCGTTGCGCTCGCTACGGGTGTAGGGCGATGCTTTTGCCACTACTTGACGGTAGGCTTTCTTTAAAGCCGTGTAGTTCTTAATGCCTATTGCCGGTAGCTTGGCAAAGGGATACAGTATTTTACCGGTGGACGAATAACGCTTGTCCGGCGGTAAATGTAGTCGGGTTAACCGGTGTAGTTGCTTAAACTTTTCTGCACTCATCTTGTAGTTGTTTTAGTTGGTTCATATATCTGCGATAGTCCTTTTGAAAATCGGCTCGCAGTTGGGGGCTCAAATCCGGTGTATTAATTAAAATAGATTTGACCACCCATAAACGCTTTTGTAAGCGGTTTATCCGGTTTATTCTTTGTTGCTTTGTTAATTTTTCGTCTGATGTCATTGATAATGGGTTTTGGATAGGTTTTGATGCTATAAATGTCACGGGTTATCATGCTTAAAAGCAAAGACCGTTTGATGTTAATGGACTTAACGCCTTTGAGCTGTAAAAAACGGCGTTCGGTGCGCTTAAATTCACGCACATACCACCGGAATAACTTGCCGTTGATAAGCATTAGTTGCATTTCGGTAGGTGTAAGGGCAAAGTGTCCGCACCACACCGTAAAACCGCTTATTACGAGATTGTTATACTCGCTGTCGGTTAGTTTTACAAGGGTTTTGAAGCTTTTCATACTGCTGTTTTTTGTAGTTCTTGGTATTTTTCCACAATACGTTTTACACGCCGCAAATCGCCACCGCTTTCTTGGTGTATTTGCTTGTATTGTTGCACACTCAAACCCACCAGTCCGTTGGCTTCGCATACGGCTTTGATGTCTTGATAGGTGGCGGGTTGGGTTTGGATAAATTTTCGCCCTATACGCGATAGTATTTCGCGGTATCCGCGTTTGTCGCGCTTGGCGTTTTTTTCTATCTGTATAGCCAAAAACGGAGCACCCGAAAGCACAAAGGCGGCGTGTCCGTCGAGTTGGTTATACAGGTCTATATAAAGCATAAAAGGAGTGTCTTTCAGTTTGTCGGCTTCATCGAGTATCACCACAGGGCGGTGCATACTTTTAAGGGTATTGACCGTTAGTTGTATCATTTCGTGCAGGCGAAGCCCGGCACTTTCGCGTCCCATTGCCCGAAGCAATTCGGCTATAAAGGTGCGTTGCGTAAAGTGAAAAGCACACTGCAAATACACCACGTTGTTGTGCGTGCGTTCGTAGGTGCGGTAGGTGTGTGTTTTGCCGGCACCGGCATCACCGGTAACGGCTATGCTGATACTGCGCTCTTGGGCTACTTCTATCAACTTGGTGAGCTTGGCAAATTGCGATGTTTGGGCGGTTTGCCAACCGGACAGGTTAATACCGAGATTTGCTTGTGCTTTTTGCCACAATTCGTCGGATATTTTGTCCCATTTGCCGTTGATAATGTTGCTTACATTGGCAGGGCTGATGCCTGCACGCACCGCCAGTTTGTTCTGACTGTGCTTGGTTTTAAGCTGTGTTAAAACCTTTGCGATTTGTTGTTTTTGTAGGGTGTTCATATTATTAGTTTTTAGTTGATAGTTATTAGTTGTTAGAGATTGCTTTACTGCGTTCGCAATGACATTTATTGACTATAATTCGTTGAGCCAGTCTTCTTCGGCTTGGCTACGCAGTTGTTTGGGTGCGTTGCCTGCTGTTTTGAGCACCAGCTCGGCATCATCGGTTCCGTTTTTCAGTATTTGGTTTTGATGCGCTATCAGTGCATTATTGTCAATGCCTGTGCGGGCTACCATTTGGTTATATTGTTCTTGTATTCGTTGGCGTTCTATATCACGGGTTTCAAATTCGGCTTGCCAACGTTGTTTATCGCCTGTATTCATCAGTATTGGCACTTGCACGTGTTCGTGTTTAAGCTCGGCTACGGCAACTACTTGCATACCGGCACCTGTGGATACCAGTAGTTCTATTTGCTCTAAATTATCTGGGTCATACCGGCGATACAGTTTGGTTCCGGTGTAGTTTTCGCGGAAGTCAATATCGGGTAGCCCTTGACTGTTATATACTTCGTATTCGTAGGTTTCGCCGGATATATCGAGTGTTATACCGCCACGGGTGTATTGTCGCGGGCGTGGTGTGGTAACCCAGAATATGCGTTTGATTTCGTCAGCCGACAGCGGTTGCGACACGATAGCCGGCTGTGCATATACTTGGTTTCTGGTTTTGCCTTTTATGGTGCTGTGCGGGGCATTGTTCCATTGAGCCACGCTTATCTGCCACGCGCGTATTACTTCGTTCAGGTCGGGAAGCAAGTCGGTGTTTGACCATTTGTTACCAGCCGGGTCGGTTTGTTTTTGGCGGATCACTTCCATATTTACTTTACTCTGCGCCCTACGGCTCATAGGACTTTGCCGGTCGGAGAACCACCAACGGCTGATTACCTGTGTTTGCAGGTTTTTAAACAGCAACTCTGCCGGCCCGTGTGCTTTGACACGGTGCGGGTAATGGGTGCCGCCTTTGGCTACCAGTTGGTTGTATAGTTGCTGTGTGCCGGTGGTCAGGTGTCCACTTTGGTGGTCGTAAGTAATGAGATAGGGGCGTGCTTGGGCGGTTTGTGCCGCCATTTTCATTGCCCGGAAGTGATCGGTATGGTCTTCGGTATGGCTGATGCTGTAACCGATGATTTTTTCACTGTAAACGTCAAAAACAGGGTCTATTTTGAGTTTGGCAGCCATTTTCAGCTGATTGTCAAAATAGTGTATCATATCGAGTTTAGAGCCGTCTATTACCCAGTATGCGTTGGGGAAAAGGGCTGTTTTTTGCAGTTTAAGGTAGTGGCTGTATAGTTTTTGCCATTCGCCTACACCGTCGCGGATGAGTGTCCATACGCGTTTTTGTTTGGGGCGGTGTAGCCAGCTGTATATAGCCGATTGGTCAAGCCGTGGCCAATTATTGGCAGCGGCCGCTTGCTGATACATTTCGGCGAGCATTGGCACAGTAGGTTTATTGACAAGGCAGTATTGCGACAGCAGATAGTCTGCCACGGCACCGGTTATTTTGGCACGGTTGGTATTGTTCCAACGGTGTGCGTGCCGGTTGATAACCGCCTGTGCTTGCAGTTTTTTGTATTGTTTGACTATGGTGCTCAAACGGGTGCGACTGGTGGGTAGCATACAGTTGGAGTCTGTGGCTATAAGCTGTCGCACCGCCGAGCCAAAAGCCGATACCGAGCCAAATCCGAGTGATTTGATAATGGATTTGTTGATGTTAGTGAGCAAATTCAGATACCGGCATTCTTGTTTATATAGATTAATGTATTGTTCGGGCAGTTTGCGACCGTCCGGTAAGCGATAATTTTCTATGGTTTGGTTATCATCCGCCGTAAGTGTAAACAAGGGGTTGTTATAAATGCTTTGCCGGTGGTAATAGTCCATTACATTTCCATAAGTGGCGGTAATGAGCTGTTTATAGTGGTCTTTGAGTGTATCGAAGCGTATCAATAGCTTGCGCCGGTCGTCCGGATCTTTGATAAACTCCCAGCTGGCGGATTGGCGGTGATTGGCCAACTTTATAGTATTGCTTTTTATCCCCGCTTTTTCGGCTTCGCTAAACGCTAGATATAGTATGTTATTGACAATTTTCATTTTGGCTCTTATACTATTGGTTGAAGCGCTTTGATAAGTCTTTCTAAATCAGAAAATATGGCTCTGCTTTTTTTTGAGATAGCCGGGCGCCTGCCTGTGGCTATCATATAGACATATTTTCGCGATACTTTATGTTTGGTTGCCAACAAACTCATTGAGCCTTTGAGTATTTTTACTTCTTTATCAGTAAATGGTGCGATATTTTTCATATCTTTGTCTTGTTTTAGTAACTTTTATAATGCAAATATACAGAATTTTCTGAAACACAAGCCGGAAATATGAAAAAAAATACAGATATATCTGAAAGAATTAATCAACTGCTTGATTTTTTGAGTATTAGCAAAAATGAATTTGCTAAAAAATTAGGATATAATAGGTCGCAAACAGTGTATGATATAGTGAATGGTAAAGCTAAACCAAGTTTTGATTTCTTTAATAAGTTATTTAATTCAGAATATTCTGATATTGTAAGCCCAGAATGGTTGTTAACCGGTAAGGGTGAGATGCTGAAAGGTAAAGAGATGATCCCTGCCGGTGATGTAATAGAAAAAGACGGCATCAGCCCGATACCGCTGGTTGAACAAAGTGTGGTGGCGGGTTTTGGCAGTAGTGATTTTGCCATAACCGACAGAGATGTAAAAGAATACTATGTGGTGCCAAAGTTTAGATACCACAAGGTGGATTTTATGATTGAAGTATATGGAAACAGTATGTATCCTAAATATAACAGCGGCGATATAGTTGCTTGCACCATTATAAACGACAGCCAGTTTATACAATGGAACAAACCGCACGTAGTAGGTACAAAATATCAAGGAATATTGGTCAAACGTATATTGCCGGGCAAAGACGATAATAGCGTAATATTAAAATCGGACAATAAGGATTATCCTCCTTTTGAAGTGCCTAAATCCGAAATAACTGGTATGGCACTGGTAGTGGGTGTAATTCGGTCGGAATAAAACATATACCTTATGAAAAAAACAATTAATTATTATTTCTATTATTTAGACCCTAACTTCAACGATTTCTTTTCTGATGAAAAAGTTGATGAGCTTAAAAAAGATTTGTCTCAATCATTATTAGAAGGATTTCAGAAAAACCCTATTAATAATGAATATGTATTACTTAAAGATGGAATTGCAAAAGTATTGCCTAATACTATTAAAAAAGATGGTGATTTTATATATGCCGCCTTATCACGTATCCAAACAGAAGGGCTTCCGCCTAAAACAGATAAAAACACATTAGATCCAAAAGATCTTGCCCTTAAAGATAATGAAGGCTTATTATATACAACACCATTTCTTTATAACTATAAGAAAAATATATTGATGTATCCATATATATCAAATGGTGTTCCTGTGTCAAGCGCCGTAAAATTTATGCAGTTAAACTTTACACCTCCTGACTTTAAACCGGTTAAGATATCTCATCCTGATGATTTGAATAGGTTTATTGAATCAGATAAATTCAATACTATTGAAATAGAAACTATTGTCCCAGAAATCATTAAGGATTTAGATGATGATTCGATTCAAGATATTTTAAAAGCAAGTAACAATTTTAGGGCTAAAAAAGTTTATGTAAGATTATCAGGTTCAAGAAAAGAAGGCCTTAATCCTTCGGAAGTTATAAAGACCGTAAAGAAGTTTTTTAAAGACGGAAGTGCTAATAAGTTAAAAGTATCTGCCGTAATAGATGAAGAAACCAATCAAAAGGAATTGTTTGATTTTGTTACAAAAAACATAAAAGGAAATATCGAAATAGAGCTCGGGAGAAATGCAAAATATTCTCACAGTGAATTAAGAGAAAAATTAATTGAGAAATATAATGAGTTATCTCGGTTTTTAGATATTATTTAATTTATATATTTGTGTGATGAAAATCACGCACTCACATATTGAAAAGTATTATCCAATTGTTGTCAGCATTATCGTATTAGTGGCACTTTTCATATACCAGCCAATTGATAAAGATGAGGCCGGTAGTATTGTAGCAAGTAGTTTAACCATTTTTTCTGTTATTTTTGGTTTTTTTCTTACTATTTTAACCATTTTAAAAAGTTTTGAAAGCAATAGGGCAATCAAACTTTTAAGAAAGGCGAACAGATATGATGATTTTTTAAAATATATTAAAAAGCCTCTAAAATGTAGCCTATATATTACAATATTATCTTTTATAGGTATAGTAATTCCTGATTTGTTCTTATGGCACAATTTGCTTTTACTAAATATCTTGGTTTTCCTTTCAGTTTACACTTTATTAATGAGTATTAGATTTATACAAATTTTACTTCTATTGATAGATGGGTAATTAAAATTAAATCCTTAATTATTTTTTCCTATAACCACTGACACCAGCAAAATGTAAACCTAACTTTATTATTTGTTGGACGTAAAATGTAAACCTAATTGTAAACCTAATTGTAAACCTAAATGATTTTTGCGGTAACCACCGGCACCGGCAAATGTATACCTAATTTTATTATTTGTTGGATGAAAAATGCATACCTAATTGCATGCCTAAATGTATGCCTAAATGTATGCCTAAATGATTTTTGCGGTAACAATGGTAAGGTTTAGCCAAGTAAACTTATATATTGCCAAAAGCCCTAATAATATGGGCTTTGCCGTTTGTATTTAAGAGCTATAATAATTGCCTAAAAGGCCGTAAATAAAGAATTTATGTATGGAAATTTCTGGGTAATTAATAGCCCAAAAAAGTAATTAAACAGGTATTAAAAAGTAATTAACAGGTATTTAATAGGGTAATTACGGGGTAATTAAAGGGTAATTAATCGGTATTTTTGTTACGTGTGGAACGGAAACGCAAAATCGGCAAAAATAACCTCTACTACTGTATTTATTAGGGTTTTCATTAAATTAGATGTAAATAGAAAATGTTACGTCTGGTTGGGTGCCTTATATGAGATAGAAAGAAAGACATTTTTAACAGGTATTTATTTTCCTTGCCGGAAAAGAAATTCTTTCTCCTCATCGGTAAGGCTATCATATCCGGATGAATTTATTTTCTCTAAAATCCGGTTTAATTTG